CACAACAACGACGATATGCGTCCTCGACGCAACCACAACGTAATCAAAATCAAGAAAGTTATGCCTTGGGAGATGCGTCAGGGTCATCAGGAGCATCGGGATACCGTGTTCGATAATCGCCCCAAGCGTCAGCGTACTCGTTCGGCCCAAAAGCGTAGGGCTTGCGAGGATAATGATTATTGAATATAATAGGATGATTGCCGATGTAACTCAGTTGGTAGAGTAGCAGTTTTGTAAACTGCCTGTCATCAGTTCGACTCTGATCATCGGCTCTCCGAGATGGTGAAACGGTATCACAGTTGACTTTGGATCAACTTTTCTACGTTCGAATCGTAGTCTCGGAACTTGATGCCTGATAGCTCAATGGTAGAGCGGAGCGCTGTTAACGCTTAGGTTCTAGGTTCGAGTCCTAGTCAGGCAGCTTTTAGAGGTCAGGCAGATATTGTTTTGCTGCACCGCTTTGCTAAAGCGGGCCGGTGAAAGCCGGTCAGGGTTAGATTCCCTGGGCCTCTGTTCGAATAATACCCTCCGCGGTGTATAATACTATACATTTACTATGGAGGCTTTATGAAAAAAACACTTAAAGAACAAATACTAGAACTAAAAGACCAAGGGTATTCTTATAATCAGATAAAAGAAAAACTTGGATGTTCTAAGGGTACAATTGCATATCATGTAGGTATAGGACAAAAAGATAAAACTATTGAAAGAAATTCTAGTAGAAGAAATAAGATAGTAAGATTCATACAAGAATATAAAGCCGGTAAAAAATGTGCTGATTGTGGAGAAAATTACCCATATTGGATATTAGAATTTGATCATTTAAAAGATAAAAATTTTACAATAGCACAGTTCCGTTGTACTACAATGTCTCTTGAGGTTGTTAAAGAAGAAATAGAAAAGTGCGATGTTGTATGCTCAAATTGCCATAAAAATAGAACATTTAATAGGTCTTTAAAAACGCTTGATGGCGTTGGATTTGAACACTGTGATTATCAGGAATAAGTTAGGTGGATTACCCAAGTGGCCAACGGGGGCAGACTGTAAATCTGCTGGCAATGCCTTCGCTGGTTCGAATCCAGCATCCACCATAAAGCCTTGTCTCGTAAGACTTTACGACTAGGCTGGGCATGGGGGCTTGACGCAAACTCTTTATCCATAAGCACTTAGAGCAAGTTAAAGAATCCTATTGACAAGTGACGATAACTAGAGTACAATACAAAAACGGAGGCTGACGGTCTGAGCAGTTTTTGGTGTTCTGCCCAAACAAAAACACCCACTGGATTACCTAATCCTACGGATTTGCGATTGTGGAAGATAGTCAGCGAGAAAAACTATAGTTTGACCTCTTGACAAGTCGATAACTCTAGAGTAGAATCCCACCAAAGGAGAGAGTATGAAAACCATTCGTTTCTATAATATGTTTAGTGAAACTGCTATTGGTTCTGAAAAGATTATGACAGAGTGCCGGTTGAGTGTGCCAGAAGATATTGATTTGAATGATATGTTCGATGTGCTATCTCAAAAAACTGGGTATCCAATAGAGTCCTTCTCTTACGAAAATGTAGGGGTTGACAACTGAAAAAATGCCGTTATAATACGGCTAAGTTGGGGCTTTAGCTCAGTTGGTAGAGCAAGGGTCTTTTAAACCTTTGGTCGTGGGTTCGAGTCCCACAGGCCCCACTTGACAGTCGTTGATCGTTGGTGTAGAATAGTGGTTGAAGGAGAGGTATTATGCTTTATTATGATGATCGTGATTATTATGATTCTAGCAACATCGACGAGTTGTACGATGACGATCTGATTTTTGAGGATGATAATGATAACGATATTGAAGATATGAAAAACTCTTGGGAGTTTGATTATCACTCTATCGCTAACGAACTGGATGATGAATAAACTCTCTCGTTACGGATGCGACTTGGTGGGACAAGTATCTATTATAAGGATTATCCTTTCTCTCTTCTAGTACGTTCGAATCGTACCGTCCGTATTTTATGAATATTATGAATAGCCCAATAGAAGATGTTCGACAAACTGGTTCTGGGATTATTCAAGGTGCAAGCCACACTTGCCATGTGTTAAATCATAAGGTAAGAAATAAGATTATTATTAAGGCTGTGTGTGATCTGCGAAAGATTGCCAAAGATTTTGATAGTATCGCTTGTTGCGGAGTAAGCGGTCTGATGGTTGTGCCACAGATTGCTGAGATTCTTAATAAAAACATTTTGGTGGTACGCAAAGATGAAAGAAGATATAGCGATTTTACAACTGAGGGGGTTGCTCCTTTTAGGTATGTGGTTGTTGACGATCTTATTTGCTCTGGAAAAACGATAAAGCATATTACGGATACTATTAAAGAAGAATATCCAAGAGCAAGAGCATTAGGCGTATATTGCTATCTGCCCGAAGAGTGCGGATATCCTGCTGACCATGAAGGTTCTAAACTTTGTGAGCGTGACTTGGGGCTGCCTCTTCTAAATCTATAGCCCATAAGACTTTACGACAAGCCTGCTGGCCCGGCCGCGACGTAAACTCTTGCTGCCAAACGACTTACGACGAATAGATTTTTTCGCAAGTTTGGCCCTTGACACGCCGATAACATACTGTATAATCAGTGCATCAGAGAACGAGAAACCTACACGAAGGAGTTAGATATGCCTGCTGCTGTTGAACAGATGATGTTTGTTGGTGCTACCCCTTGGCACGGTCTTGGCAATAAGGTCGATGCTGATATTGGCGTCGAAGATGCTATTGTCGCTGCTGGTCTGGATTGGGAAGTTGGACTGAAGGATCTGCAAACCGTTGACGGTGTTCCGGTTTCGCATCGTGCTACATACCGTAAGACTGACGGTAGCATCCTTGGTGTTGTGGGGCCGCGTTATACGCCGCTCCAGAATAAGGATTCTTTTGATTGGTTCCAGCCATTTATTGATGCTGGCGAGTGTGGCATCCATACCGCTGGTTCGCTTCACAGTGGTCAAAAGGTTTGGGTTCTCGCACAACTCAACCGTGATAATAGTGAGATTGTTCCGGGCGATGATGTTAGCAAGTTTATTCTGCTGAGTAACTCGCACGATGGTACAACCGCGATTCGTGTTGGCTATACGCCGATCCGCGTCGTATGTGTGAATACTCTCGCTATGGCTCATAATAATAAGAATAGTCAACTTATTAGGATTCGCCATACCCGTTCCAGTAAGAATAATCTGGAACAGGTTCGTGATATCATGGATAATATCAACTCACAGTTTGAGGCTACTGCGGAGCAGTTCCGATTTCTGGCATCTAAGAACTTCAATCAGGCAGATATTCGTCGCTATGTAAAGACGATGCTTGGTATTGAGGGTACTGTTGATGGTGATATTAAGACTCGTACCCGTAATATCATGGACGAGATTCTGGCCCTCGTTGAAGGCCCGAAGCAATCGGCCACGAATGTGCGTGGTACTTGGTGGGCTGCTTATAATGGTTACAATGAATATCTGAACTATAATAAGGGTCGAACTGAGGATAATCGCCTCGACTCTCTCTGGTTCGGTGCTAATGCTAACGACAATATCAAGGCCTTGGAAAAGGCTATGGAGTTTGCGAACGCCGTTTGATTCTTCTTCGTGGTGGGATGATCTGAGGGGAGCCGCCGTGGGAGAAATCCTGCGGCGGTTCTTCTCTTTTCGTAAGTCCTTATCCGACAATACTTTACGGCAAATCGGCGGGCGAAATTTTGTCGTAAACTCTTGTGAATACTAGACTTAGCGAAAGTATCTCGCAGCCATCCTATAGACTCAGGGGCGGAATGACGATACAATGGATGTAAGTGCTTGTCCTGTAAGGGTTTAGGTCAAAAATGATGAATACTATTGGTGAGAAGGTTATCTATCTTACCCATATTAAAATCATTTGAATAATAAACTATGATTATATTTACGCTGGAATAATAAATCTAGTCTCATCTAATCCTACGGATTTGGCGGTCTTAGTGATAGTCAGCGAAAAATAGGGGCTTATTATGCAGAAGAAAATGATAAAAGTTACTGATGAAAATCGAGATGTTATTATGGACAGTTATGTTTCCAGAATCTTGGATGATATGGAATATGATACTCTTTATACTTTTGCTTATGATATGTTGAAGGATGGTAAAAGTGGTTTGAGTAATGACCAGTTAACAGATCAAATCTTTGATTATTGCCCTGATGTTCTGGAGGAATAATGATTACATTCTTGTTGGTAGTTTTTTATACAAGCTATATTTTTGCAGCATATATTCTGTATAACTACGGGGGAAGAAAAGTATGAAAAATATTAATCAGATTATGAAAGCTCTTGAGAAAAAAGGTTTCATGATTGAGTATGGTAATGGTAGTATTGCTAAGATTTATCCGTCTGATAATAACCAACCATTTTATTCTTTACACGTTGGTGAACGGGCAATTCATCCACTGAAAAGATTTGCTAAAAAGAACTGGAATTTGAATCTTAAAAGTCTTTAGTAACTTAACTACGGTTTTCCGCCATCTCTTGATGATTGTTTTTGTGGAGTACTTTGGCTATTAATTAGTGCTTCTAATTCTGCTATTCTTGCTTGTTGTGCTTCTGCTATTCTTTGAACTCTTGTTAATTCAATATATAATTTTCCAACTGTTGAAAATACTAGATCATCCATATCTGGCTCCTTGTGTGGGTAGTCATTGGTATTATAGAACTAAGAGTTAAGTAGTCAAGTGAGTATAATAATATAATCCACCCCGGCTGCATAATATATAATCTGTTTTTGCTATATCGTCAACAGGACATTTTCTTATTTAGTAACACTAGACACTGATCGTAAAGCCTTAAGAGACAAGTACTTGCGACAAGTGCTGCCGTGTGTTACAATGGTGTGTGTGGTTGGTGCTATCAAACCTTTTGGAGACATGTATGATAGAACTATGTTTGATCATTGGTATGGTTTTTGGTCTTGCTAGTGGATTATATAATAACTGATATTAATATATGATATTGCCATTAGTACTAACTATCACATTATCATTTGATAAAACTGTAACAGATGTTCCTTCTCGTTATGAGAAATCTTGGCAACATACTGAAACTATTCTGTTACAAGATTCTTATCAACATACTACTAAAGATATCAACTTGGACCCATACTCTTATATAAAACAACAGAACTCTGATATTCTCTATAACGAGATATCAAAAGAACTTCTTCAGGAGGAAGAAGACAAGAAGTAGTCAGGTTGCTAACTTGACCCGTTTCTTTTACTATGGATTGTAACTTTAATAACTAAGGAGATTTTATGAAGAATGCTATTATTGCACTTATGCTAGTTTTCGGTTTTGTCGGTTCATCTTATGCTGGTGATTGTGCTAACGGAGTTTGTCGTGCCCCACTTCAGCCAGTTCGTAAGGTTGTAACTATTAGTAAGAACATTGTTCTTGCTCCTGTTCGTGCGGTAGCAGTATTTGCTGCTCCAAAGAGTTGTACTGAAACAGTAGCATCTGTTGATGCTTGTAACTGTGCCCCAGTCTGTAACTGTGCCCCAGTCTGTAACTGTGGTTCAACTTCAACAAAGGAAGTTGTAAAGTATCAACCACTAAGGCGTCGTCTTGTTAATCGTTCCACAACTGTAAGTTGCTGTCAGTGAATTAACTAACAAAATTTAGGGAAATGCCCCGGATACCTCTTAACAATGTATTCGGGGTTTTTCCTTAGATGCAACAATAACTCAGTTGGTAGAGTACTAGATTTCCAATCTGGCTGTCGCGGGTTCGAATCCCGCTTGTTGCTTTTTTATAAGTCAATTAT